ATGCTTACGGTGTATTCAAAGACAAGATTAAGGCAATCACCTTGTGTACTAACCGTTTTGACGCTGATACTAAGGCGGCCTTTATTGACTTGTACACTAAGGTTGACCCTGCAAACCCACAGTCCGTTGAGGCTGAGGAAACTTCTTCGGACGATGTCGAGTTTTAATGCTTGACATTGTTCGCAGAAGGTAGTAGTATTAGTTATGAGACTTGGGACTGTCTATAAAAAGTCCCAACCCACAGGAGTAACTTATCTAGTCCTGGGCACTGCCAAAACGATAATCACTTAAAGTAAAGGAAACACCTATGAAACTTTCAAGCACAGTAGTGTATGTAGGACCGTCGGTATCCAGAGTATCTAAAGCAGATACCCTTACCACTCACCCAGCTAACGATACAATCCGTAGATGTAAAGTCGGCCAAGCTCTTGAGGAGCGTCAAAACCTCAAAGATTCTATTATAAAGGAAGGCCTCAACGAGGCTATAAAAGTATTTGCTAATTCTAGTATCATTGTCGGTGGTAATACTCGCTTTGAGACTTTGGTTGCTCTAGGATGTGAAGACATCCCTGTACAGGAGTTGCCAAGACCTCAGGAGCTGATTCAGCTCTATGGAGAGACCGGCGAGATAGATCCTATGCACCCCATTGTATTGGCTAAGCTACGTGCTGACAATACCCGTGTGACGGTTCCTGTAATTGATCGTTACTTGCAGGCACAGGAAGGTATTAATTGTGAAGAAAAAGTTTACGGTGAAATTACTGGAGGCCGCAAGAAAGAAATCATGCGGGAGTCTAACATTGCTGTTAATACATTTGAGATGTTGGCTAAGTTACAGTTTGGATACTATGACAAAAAGTTAAAGGCTCAAGTCAATCCAAGAGACGATTTGTTTAAAGAGCTACAAGAATATAAGCAAGGTAAAGATGTCGCCGGTCAATTCAAGGCTCAGTATCAAGACTTTGCTGAGCAGCATGACCCAACCAGACGTACCTATGACCAGTCTGATGAGATGGATGACTTGTTGGATGAGTTTCCTTGGGATACATTACAGGATGCTGTATTGACCGAAGTAGCTTATATGCGTAAGCGTGATTGGTTTAACAAGTGTAATGAGAAGAACTTTAAAGGTGCTATGGTACATCATGTACTCGCACATTACTTTGCTGAGTTTTGGAATACATTAGACACTGACATTCATGCTATCACTGTAGACAATCAATCACGTTATGATATTCACTTTATGAAAGGTGATGAAATCATTAACAGCCTTGAGATCAAGACTACTATAGCAACTACCTGGTCTACTGTATGTAAGAAGTATGGATATGCTCTTCTATATAAATTCTCATCTGAGATGGATAGGGCAGCTATCATTACTTCATGGTTGGATAAGACTTGGACTAACAGTAATGGTAAAGAGCTTTGGAAAGCTGCAGGTAAAGGTGCTGCGTTGGATGCTAAGGACTTGTATGAGTATGGTAATTATGATGTACGTTTAGGTTCTATGTATGTTGAGAACGATACAGTTAAAGTTGCTACAGGAGAAATTGATGGCTAAGATTGATTACAAATTTAACGAAGGGGCTCTGCTTGCAGAGCTCCAGGCTTATGTAGACGCTACTTACGGTGAGCATTACAGCCGTAATAGGTTTCAGTCCTCAGAGTTTATTATGGATTGTGGACACGGCATGGGATTCTTCCTCGGCAATGTCCTCAAGTATACTCAGCGATACGGTAAGAAGGACGGTCACAATAGAAAAGACCTACTAAAAATCTTACACTATGCTCTTTTAGCTTTGAATGAACATGACCAGGATTATAAATAAGAAGATATAAACTTCTTATAATCGGAGAAAAGAAATGGCCTATAAGGTAAGATTCACCCTCACAAGACCCAGTGCTGATACCCCTTGGCAATCATCGTTAAATCCTGGTGAGACTGATACTACTACAATTCCAGCATTGCTTGCTGAGCATAACGGATCTGTTGATGGTGAAACAACAGCAGACCAGTTATCTACTTCGCTTACTTATTCTTTTGAAAATCAGGCTGATTGGAGTGCTTTTTATAACGCAGCTTTACCTGTTTGGAACAGCCGAAACATTGTAGAAAATGCTAATAACTCAGGCATAACTATTGATGTTTCTGTAATTGAAAACACTTGACAACCAACCTAAATTGTACTATAATATTATTTTAACATAGTGAAGGAACTATATTATGAAACTGAGCAAGAACACTGTTGAGGTTCTAAAGAACTTCTCACAAATTAATCCTAACATCCTGGTAAAGGCTGGACAGGAAATTCGTACTATTAACTCTGGTAAAAGTGCGTTCGCTAAGGCAAAGATCCACGAATCCTTTGATAAGGAGTTTGCGATTTATGACCTGAACGAGCTCTTAGCAGTGTTGTCACTTGGTGATGAACCCGAGGTCAATCTTAATGATGACCATATGACAATCTCGGTTGAGAACTTTGGTGAGATTAATTTTTATTATTCAAGTCCTGAACTTGTAACCTCTCCCCCTGAAAAGGACCTCCCTTCGTCTGAGGGGTTCTTTACTCACACCTTGACTAATGAGCAACTACAGTTTTGGTTACGTACAGCAGCGACAATCTCAGCACCCTTTGTGAGTATTGTAGCAGACGGTACACAGGCTAAGGTTCGTATTACAGACCCTAACCTCAGCAATGCTACAAAGTTTGAAACTAAGATCGCTGATACCGACAAGAAGTTTGTAGCTCATATCCCAACACAAAACATTAAGATGTTGTCTAAGGAATATACAGTAAACATTCCATCGACCGGTGGTTTTGTACACTTTAAGTCTGACAATGTAGAGTATTGGATTGCTCTAGATAAGTCTTCGGAGTTTTAATTATGGATAGTAAATTATCTTTTACTTTACGTGAAGTAGCAAATGGTTGGTTGCTTGAGATAGATGGCATCGACCATGCGGAATATATTTTTAAGAACACGGGTCCTGCATTGGGCATGATCCGTAAGGTACTGAAGGAAGAAGTAAATCCTTTTGGAGAAGATGATGATTCCTAATGAAGATTTTGTATGTCCTGAATGTGGTGAACCCATATTGATGGATGAAGAAGGAAAACAGGAAACAAGTTGTGAACACCACCCAAGGCATATTACATTGGGAGTAGACGATACTACTGATGTGAAAGAAAAATTGGGATAACGTGAGTGTACAAACGGTTAGTAGTAGCCGGAGATAGTTTTACTACCGGCTTAAACAAATTAGGAAAAAACGGTGAACAAAGAATTACCGTAAAACCCTGGTGTGAATATGTTGCAGAGTACCTTGGTTTAGCACTACTTAACCTAAGTAAAGATGGTATGAGTAACCCAGGTATCTCAGGGCGTTTGTATAAACATGCTCTTAATTCTGATGATTTAGTAATTGTTGCATGGAGCGGACTAGTACGATCTTTTGAGTATAGGTATGGTGCTTGGGACTTGTCCCTTAAGGAACATACAAATCATGAGGAAAATTTGTATGTTTCCGAAATGGCTATCCGAGCAACACATAACTTCTTGACAAAAAGAAATATTCCGTTTATAATGATTTCTGCTTTTATTAATCCACCTTGGGTTCAGTCTGAGAACTGGCCTGAATGGATTAATAATGACGTGGGTGGTAATAATACAATGTTAGACATTTGCCTTGAGAGATACTTGTCTAAGGAAAATATTGAGAAGAACTTAGAGCGGAATCATACTGATCTAAAAGGTGAGTTGAGTCCTTATTTAGAAGTATGTAAGCACCCCAATGCCGCCGGGCATAAGTTAATTGCAGATACATTAATTAATTATATTATGGAGAAACAAAATGAATCACAAAGAGCAGTTCCTTTGGGTTGAGAAGTATCGGCCAAAGACTATTGAAGAATGTATCCTACCTGGATCTATCAAAAATATGTTTACGGAATTTCTCTCTAAGGGTGAAGTTCCTAACCTGCTTCTGTGTGGTACAGCAGGTACAGGTAAGACTACAGTAGCACGAGCCCTATGTGAAGAACTAGGTAGTGACTACATTGTTATCAATGGTTCGGATGAGGGTCGTCAGATTGATACACTGAGGACTAAGATCAAACAGTTTGCTAGTGGGATGTCCTTCCTCGGCAAGCCTAAGGTAGTAATCATAGACGAGGCTGATTACCTCAATCGTGAATCGGTACAACCTGCTCTCAGGGCTTTCATTGAGTCCTTCTCAGACAATTGTCGATTCATATTCACTTGTAACTACAAACAAAAGATCATCGCTCCTCTACACAGCAGGACTACGGTGATTGACTTTGGTTCACAAAAGGCAGACAAGGCTAAACTTGCTGCTGCTTTTATGAAACGTATGCAGTACATACTCGGACAAGAGGGTGTACAGTACAAAGACAAGGTGTTAGCAGAACTTTTGATGAAACACTATCCTGACTATAGGAGAGTGATAAACGAATTACAGCGCTACAGTAGCTCCGGTGTTATTGATGAAGGTATACTTGTACAGTTTTCGGAAGTGAATACTAAAGAACTGATTACAGCAATGAAGGAAAAGGACTGGAAGAAGATGCGTCAGTGGGTTGCTAACAATGTTGAATCAGACCCTCAAGGTATTTTCAGATACATATATGACAGTTTGATTCCTGAGATCACAACCGTACCTCAAATGGTTGTACTTATCGCTGACTATCAATACAAGGCAGCGTTTGTTGCAGATCAGGAGATCAATCTTACAGCTTGTCTTACTGAACTGATGGCGAGTATGAAATTCAAATGAAAATAATACATGAAGACGAAACAGTAAGAATTTTTTACGAACCGGGTGAAGGAAAAAACACTTTGGTTTGTTGTTCTGGTGTAGACTTTGATGTGTTTGGTTTCGATTCAAAACAAACATACACACCTGAAAACGCTAGTAAACCTGAGTTTGTAAGAGTTACTGCTGGCATGGGTGATAGATTTTGGATTATAGACAAGACAAGATCATGGGGAACTTTTATTGATTGGAATCATGTTAGTAATATTATCTCGCCTTACTTTGAAGGAAAACACGTAGTTGTTTTAGGAAGTTGCATGGGAGGCACAAACGCTATTAAGTTTGCGTATCATGCAGATGTACATAGAGTTATTGTTTTCACCCCTGTGTGGAGTACAGATCCTGAAATTATGCCAAATTCAAATTTTGATCGTAGGTTACAACCTATTAGAGATAAGATAAAAGAATCAGGTGTATGGGAAAGTCTAAAAGGTATGTTTAGACCGATGACCACATATCTAATGTTTTGGACTCCTGATCCTTTTGACATAGAACATATGAGAATGTATCCTGTAGAGTATAACATTAAAAAGTTTTTTCTAATACAAAGCCCCCATAGTCTAGCAAAATGGATACGTGGATATGGTATTCTTCCAGAGGTATTGGGTAAGTGTATTGACTCAGAAGACCCCCATTTGGAAGTCTCAAAAGTATTAGATAGGGTAGGAATATTACATGAGTTATTTTAAAGAGTTTGGTCCTCCTGTTGAAGAGGTAGACGAAAAAGAATATGTTGAGAAGATAAAGAAACTTAGTCCTTTTGATTTTATCAATAGTGTTTCATATACTAAACAAAACATAATGGATGTAAACAATGAGAAACAATATGGTGCTTTTATTGTTAACCGAGGTTTAGGCTTCGGTCCTGACACCATCATTCCTGCTAACGAAATGAATAGTAGGCCTCATTTAGATGAGAGGATGCAATATGACTTTCTTCTCCATGTCATTCGTAAAGCAAAGCGATACAACAAATGGATAAAGTCAGAAGAAGAAAATATTGACGCAGTAAAAGAGTATTTCGGATATAGTTTTAACAAGGCAAAAGAAGCACTAACACTTTTGTCTGATAAGGATATAGCAGAGATAAAGAGTTGGTTGGCTACCTGTAAAGGTGGGAAATTATAAATACCTTAGTTACTATGAAAAATAATTAATAACAAAAGGTGTTTGAAATGATTGAACGAGATAATTTCTTTGACATAGATTATCCCGACTACCAACCCCTAGAAATTCTGTTAGAAGATCCTGAGAACTTTTTAAAGATCAAGGAAACTCTTTCACGTATAGGTGTGGCATCTAAAAAGGACAATACATTATACCAGTCCTGTCATATCCTGCACAAGCAGGGTAGATACTTTATAACACACTTTAAGGAGTTGTTTGCTCTGGACGGCAAAGAAGCCGACTTTATGGATGATGACTTAGAAAGAAGAAATACAATTGCAAAACTTTTACAAGATTGGGGACTACTAAAGATTATAGGTGACTTAAATGAAGAGTCTTTAGCTCCTCTCAATAAAATCAAAATTATTTCCTTTAAGGAAAAAGGTGAATGGAATCTTGTTCCGAAATATAACATCGGGAAGAAGCGCTAACATACAAACCAAGATACAATTAGTATTTTTAGCTTTATCATGTTTCTTTTTATATAAATGGCCATACAAAACTATTATATTGTTTTGCCTTTTCTTTGTATTGGCTGGATTTTTAGTATCAGGATTTTTACATAGATACTGTACTCATAGATCTTGGGACTGTCCAAGATGGTTAGAATATTTTTTTGTGTATCTAACAAGTACAGCAATGAGTGGATTATGTATTACGTGGGTTGCTTTACACAAAGACCATCACAGGTATACAGACAAAGAAGGTGACCCACACGGTCACTATGCAGGACTATGGAATAATTTAGCAATATTTTCATATGTCCCCACAAAAGGATCAGCATCAAGATGGATGTTAAAAGATCCACTATATCGTATGCAAATGGAATACTATTGGATATTAGTTGCAGTCGGTGGACTGGTGTGGATAAATATTTTTAGTTTATATAGTTGGATATTGTTTACTACTACTGTATTTGTTTGGCAGGTTAGCATAAACTTAATAGGGCATAGTAAACTGTTTG